TTGTCTGAATATGCACTCAATGATATTTACAATCTTGTTCGAATTTTAGACGACCCAAAAACTGAAGAAACCAAGAAAAACAATACATTAAGATATATATGCTCCATGTTTGCAGAACTCGCTTACTATCACATCCCGAAATGGGAAATCGATGCACAGAAACGAGTCAAATTAATTCCTTGCCAAGGTTATCGCTCATGGATAAAGGATGGAGGCGAAACAATTGACTTAAGTGCAGTAACACAGTCCCTCGATTTGCCTGGATTCGAAGTTTCCACTCGAAGTGTCGTGGCCGTAGGACGAGTTGTACAGGACAAACTTTTCATTAGTGTACGCGGTACTGCATTTCTGTATGACTGGAGATTAAACTTTCGGGCCAGTCCTGTCGCTGTTGACATGGGCATAATTGAAGACCACTGGTTTATACCGTACAACAGAGCTCACATCGTTCGATTCCACGGAGGCTTTGCTTATGAAGCCATACGCTTATTTCCGCTGATTAAGAAAACTCTCAACTCACTGGATTATCAAAATAAAGAGATATACATTTGTGGACATTCATTAGGAGGAGCTGTGGCAGCTATACTGCAGGAATTGCTACGATTTAATAGCCATCCAGCCTATATTTTCGGTGCGCCAAGATATGCAGATCTACCGGCTTATTTCCATCGCGAACAGCTCCCACCAGTTCAAACTCGGCGACCAGTCGATATAGTACCGATTTTGCCTCCTCGCTTTATGGGGTATGTTGATCATCCATGTGAATTATCTACGGACGGTACAGAGTACTTCGACCCTGAACCTTACTCTCAACTGTTTGGTGATTGGTTGCGTTGGGGAAAATTCTTGTACGACGGGTTTGAACCTCATGATATAGAAAATTATCGAAAAGAAATTGGTTTATCAGCAGGTCTTGTTGATGTTGATTTGCCTCTTATTCCTTTTGAGCAAATAAAGAAAAATGATTTAAACTCCAAACAAAAAAACTGAAAGATAAAGTCTCTTCAGTGGCAATATCTTTATTGTTCGTTACATTAGCTTAGATAACAAGAGTAAATTCCAAATGAAAAAGCCCCGCATTCGGGGTTCTTTCATCGGTCACATCCAATGGATTTGTTGCTGACCCGAAGTAGTCGGATGCGGCGGCGCTGGCACTACCTCACCCGGCGAAACGATAAAACGCTCCACCGTCTCAGTGGTGACAAATGTACAGCTGCAGTTGATGTTTGTGCACTGGTGATACCGCTCTTTGGTCGTATCAGTAAAGTAGCGGCTTGTGCGGGCGTGAGCGGCGAAATGGCATTTTGGACAGTGAAACATAGCGAGCACCTCATTTAATTTCCGATGAGTTAATTTTACTCACTTTATCCCTATATAACAAATAGTTAAAAGTAAGTCACTGCGTTAATTCTTCGCTTTCATACTCCACATCCAAAACCCTAACCTCAAGCTCTAAGCCCGTCGTGTAGCCGTTGCTGTTGAGGTTATGCACCACCCGGCTGATTATCCACGCCTGATCGTCTATGACGCGCTTAAACCCTTTCACCGCGATGGGCGTTTCAGGAAATAAATCTGCCCGGCCAATCGCCAGCAAGATTGAAAACTCCGCAACGCCGCGCTGCAGTTTGTCCCACTTCGCCTGCGCGGCGCGCATGGCCTGCGCCTTAGTCGCGTAGATGGTCGTCAGTTCCAGCACGTTGTCAGCCTCACCGGCCATATACTCACCCTCGCGCGCTTCCTGCTCTTTTTTGGCTTTGGCCTTTCCCGGGGCTTTGGTCGCTTTCGGGTGCTGCAGTGCGCGGAGGTGCTTCTCTTTGGGCTTACGTTTGAGCTTCACCTTTTGCTTTTGCGGCTTGGGGTCTTTGGTGTGCAGCCATTTTGCCGTCACGCCGGTGTAGGCTTCCCGGTCAGCAATGGCAAACTGATGACGATCGCCGTCGCCGCGCTCAAGCGTCATCTGCGGAATGGGCTTACCGCTGGCAGTTTTACCGCTCCCCGCTTTCAGGAATAACAGTTTCCCCGCTTTTACCGAAACCGACGCCCCGTTCCGTTCAGCCAGGCGGGACAGAAACACCGCGTCCGATTCCTGCGACTGGTCAATGTGAGGCACGGCGACGGCTTTCAGCGTGTCGGCCACGCTGGCCGTCAGCTTATTGCGTGCCGCAATCGTCTCCACAATTTGCCCGAGCGTGGTGTCATGCCAAGACTGTTCCCGGCGCGAGTTCAGCGTCCCGCGAAAATCGGCGCTTCGCCCCCGGATGGTCAGCGTATCAGGTGCGCCCCTGTGCTCGATTTCGTCGACCGTGAACGTCCCTTTTTTTATCAGCGCGGATCTCCGACCGTTCAAAGGTGATGGTCGAGAGATTTACGCGGGGCTCCCACTTCTGGATCGCGGAATAGCACGCGGCCATAATCTGCAGGCGCAGCGCCGGGGTCTGCGGCTGGTCAATCATCTGCGACAGGAGCGAGCCGTATTCACGGCGCATGACGCGCGAGCCAACCGGCGTGACCAGAATGTCGCGTACGCTTTGCCGGATATGCTCAACCTCAGAGATACTGAGGCCGGTCTGGCTGTTCATTCCCAGATAACGCACCGTCATTGCGTCCCCTTAGTCCAGCTTCCGCCGCTCTGTACGTTGCCGTGCGCGTGGTTATCCACCTGCACGCCGTTTGATTTCAGTGTCCCGCCGGTGTGCTCGATGTCCCCGCTCATCTTCCCGCCGTTCTTCACTTCGAGCGTGCCGGTTGTCAGCTTGTTGGTGCACACCACCTCCGGCGTATCGAGCGTGATGTGGCTCGACGCTTTAACCAGCAACACCGGCACGGTGGCCGTAATGGACTCAGACGCGGTGACGTCTGCGGTTTTGATGCCTGACACGGTGAGCGCGCCGTTTTCGGGCTCGTACTCAATAACCGCCCCGTCAGGAAAGGAAACATGAAGCGCATCAGGGGAGGTAGACGGCGCGGGATGGTCATCCGAGAAAATGCCGGGCAGCACAAACGCCGTATCGAGCTCGCCGCCGATCGCCAGCAAAAGCACCTGCTCGCCAACGGATGGAGCCCACCATACGCGCGAGCGACCGGCGCGGCAGGTTAGCCAGTTCAGCCAGGTGGTTTCCATGCCGCCGGTCTGGACACGACAAAGCCCCTCGTCGTGGTCGACGTCGGTCACGATGCCGGTGCGGATAAGGTTGCGGATCGCGCGTGCGATTTCCTGCAGAGAATTTAGATTATTCATGGGGAAAGGATGCCGCCAGTGGATGACGACGGCAATTCAATGGAGCTGTATGATGAATAGAACAACTACTGCTGCAGGGTGTTCAATGATGACAGAGACTGTTTCTGCTCAACAAATTATTATATAAAAACTAATATCGTTTGGTCTTAGAGGCATAACCAGCAAGAAATAACCCCATAAGAACCAACCCGGAAAATGATTCAACCGCTGAAAATAAGCGCAAAAAATCGCTTTCTTGAGTAATATCACCAAAGCCTAGCGTGGTAAATGTAACAATACTAAAATAAAGTGCCTCAACAAATGTTTGAGTATTGGACTTCGCACTAAAGTAATAAACAATAGTAGAGAGACAAACGATCAATAAAGATGTACCAAGAGCTCTTAATGGCCTCTCCCCAAAACCCCAAGCAAAATAGTTAAATGCATCAGGAAAACTTTTCAAAAACATTTTCACCTTAAACCTGAACCTTTGCCTCTTGGTCATTCTAAACGTATGATCTCTAAAATTTTGCCATGAACAAAGCGACTCTAACATCAATGCTTTTCTTTTCTTATAGTAATACTCACCTGCTTTTGAATAATCATTTGCATTACTAAACAACTTTGTAACAACATCGAAAAAATCACTTTCTGATTGATATGAAAACTTCCTTTTTCGATCATAGGTGAACTCACATTGGCTATCAAAACGAGCAAAATCACAAACCGCATTAAAATTACAACCATTAACTTTCATGTGCATGATATTTGCCGAACTGAGTTTCAAATCAATATGACATCTATTAAAAGAAAATTCTTGAAAACTTCCATTTTGTAAAATTATCCCATTATGCTTTATTTGAATTTCCGATAACTTACATTCTTTAAACTTAAGAAATGCGACACTACCATCTATCATGAGATTAACAGCAGAGGAACAATATATGTAGAGGTGACTATTATTCATTGGCTGTATAAGGTTTAGGTTATCTAGCGATACAAAATCTAATAACTTGCTTGAAAGATTTGTACCTTTTAAAATTCCATCACCTAAATTTCTCAAAGGAACTTTACCCATAAAATAATGGTGCCCCTTCATAAATGCATTAATAGAAAATTTATTTCTCGCCACATTGCACTCGTCATCACCGACTTCACCCCTTAACCAGAGGAAGTAAGGGGTTAACACAATAAAATCTTCTATCCATGCACTTTTTTTCTTTTCCTCGAAATCCATAACCCCGTCATCCCATAAATAAACCTTACCGTGTTGCTTGCATAGATAAAGAATAACATCACTTATTAAAAATCTTGCCAAACCATGTTCAAACATGATCTCTTTGGTAATCCCTTGTTGCTTCATCCATTTTTCAAAACGAGGCAACTCCTTTTTGAATAATTCGAATAAAGGAGGATAATCAATCTCTCGACGCATCTGATTAAATTTTTCCGCAGACAACTCAAACATACCCAAAAGACCTCAACTTGACCATTAAAAGACCCAGACACATAATCTTAAGTGATTAGAGTGCGTTATGCTAGGTAATCATATTGATCAAATTTGATTAAACCTCCAAAAATCATAAGAAATTAAAGCCCCCTGTATGTCACCTCAAAAAACATACTTTGTATATTATCTCTTCTATAAGCTCTTTATCGCTAGGATTAACACCCAACAATTTTCGTTCTGGGTACTTTAAATCTGAAACATATCGATTTGGCCGGTCTTTAAGGCCGTAATGATGAATCTGGGCGATGCGCTGCACTTTGCCGGTAAACTCAACCACGGCACTGTTTTCACGGCCAGTGGCTTTCATGTACCGGCTCGTGCGGAGCTTCTGGAACATCGCCCGCTTAATCCGCCCGGTCTTAGCCCTGAGCGGCTGACGCTTTCTCGCCTGATACGGCGAGCCGTCCGGGGCTTTCTGCAGCTTGATGCGTTGCTGTTGCGACTTGCGCAGCTCCTTTGCTATCTCTCCGGCCAGCTTACGGCGTGAAGCCGGTGACAGGGCAGCAATCAGACCATTGAGTCTGTCGTCAAAGGGCTTAAATTCACTCATCCCATTTGCTCACCAGTTCGCCGTTGATATAAAGCTCTTTTGGCCGGGTGACGGGCTCCGGCACCGCGTACCGTTCCAGCTCATGGGCGGCAAGCCTGAAAATATCGGCTCGATGGGGGATATTGAGAAGGTGGCGCGGGTATTTGTGCGTAACGAGCTGACGCCGCTGCAGGAGCGTTTCAAAGAGATTAACGATTGGTTAGGAATGGAGGTGATCCGCTTTAAGGATTACAGCATAGAGACCGACTAAACCCGCCCAAAATGCCGCCTCCGGGCGGCACTTACACAGAGCGCACCAGACGTCTCACACGCCCCGTAATCCCTTGCTCACCTCGTCACCCAACCGAAAGCACAGCGCGCTACCACGACGCGCACAGACGCGCAAAATAAATGCTGTTATCACGTCTGGCGCGCAGTGCTATCCCCGCCTCGCCTGCGCGCTTAACGGAGCGCTTTTGATGCAAGTGCATCAGCAGCATTGAGCCGCGCCAGCACTTGCGCAGGCTGGCAAAAACTGGATTAAGAAACGGATGCAAACTCATGCACCTCATGCATGCATTACTAAAATATGGTCCAGTCCGTGGGGGAAAATCCTAAAAGTATTAAGAGTGCCTGTTTGGTGCGCCCTGTATCATGCAATTGACCGCGCAAGATGAGTGATAATCTAGTGTGTCGTGAAAGATGAAACTCAATGTGTCATCTTTCACGGCACATTAAGAACCTATTGATTGTTTCCGTTAATTTGATAACTTCATCATCGTAGCTAATGCTTCGCGATGAGGCAGCACCACTTAACCAGCCCCATAGTCTTAGGACTGCTGTTAACTTGGCTGTAGTTAACTGATACCTTGCCTAATGTTACTATCGAGTACAGTTACCAAGAAAATACACCTAATCATATTTATGGAACATTACATGCAAATTAATAGAGGCACTATTTGGCATACATACACAACACAATCGCCTGAGTATACAGACACTGAGAAATTTGGAACCGAGTTGATCAATACTGGCTTATTTCTTTCAATCCTAACGCCAGACAACACTTTTAGTTATATTGCAAACTCTATCCCAACCTCAACAAAAATAGAATTAAGGTATGAAAACAATGATAACGGCGTAAGTGTTATAGGATTTGATAAAATCCAGAACTCAGGCACTTGCGTCCTTACTGCCAATGCCTTAAATCAATGCATTAACATAAGACTTTCAGAGAGAAAACTATTCCACACATTAAATAATGATTATTATGAAAATATAATATGTTGCCTAAAGCCCATTATCGTTAAAAATAACAACATTGAATTATTTATTTACCCCATCATACGATTATATAAAAATGGTATATCTCATGTGACATTTATTGACGCTGAAGAACGCTCTATTGATTTAGAGGCTTTTATTAAAAACGTCTTAAGTCTTCCGTTTGAATTAAACCATTCAATTACCACTAGTATTGAGTTCGCGGTGCAATCATTATTGCTTGATTATTCAGGAATGTCATTACTCAATAGACATAAGCTAAAAGATCACATAAAAAATAGCATGAGATTATTAATTGGCAACTCAAAGGAAATGGAAATTAATGGTTCAATAATAACCGGAAAATATGTTGACTATGCAAACTCGCTGCAAATACAACATAATCTTAGCGACATTGCCAGATACCTTATAGCTATTATATTTAATACAATAAACAAGAAAAATCTAAAGAGCCTCCTCTTTGGCAACAATACTTCTGATTTTTACAACTTTTGGCAAGGAAAACCAAATGTATATATTTTTGAGCATGAAAATCAAAAGAACAGCGCTTCCGAAAATGCTAAGGAAAACGAAAAATTAGTCTTCTTATTGCTAGGGAAAAGCCATCTCTTAGCAAACAAAAAACAGTCTAAGGAATACATAGACCATCGAGCCTTTGATGATTATAATTTTTACTCGGAGCAGGGTTTAGCGCTAACTTTACTTTCCAGCGGGATTAATAATGAGTATTTTAAGAAAGAATATACAGAGGAAAATTTAAAATGGGACAACCAAATTAAAAGTGAGCTAAGAGATTACATTTCCTTTTTCTATGAATCCAAAATAAACAAAATTGAAAATGAAAAAACTCACCTTGGCCTTGCAAAAATTCAAGAGGACATACTTTTATTTGAAGAGTGGCTTAGGATTTTCTCAAGAAAATACGGTGAAATACAAGATTTCGTCCTTAAAACGAAAAATTCAGAGGATATAAAAATCGCCCGCAAAAGCGTTATTGAAATAATAAAATCTAGGATGCAAGTGATCAAACTCATCGATGCAGATCGCAGTGAGAAAGGAAATAATAAAATAACAATGGCATTTGGTTTGATTGCGTCCACATCATTATCACCAGTTATTGTGAAGCCATTATTTGAAACATTTAAGCTGTCAGCCCCAATTAAAAGTGGCGCGTTAAAAAACTATGAAGATGCAATTTATTTTTTTACATCAATATTTTTTATATGGTTGATAATAAAAATAATCAACTTCAGAAACAAATAGACAAAAAACACACTTTCGAGATCAATGGCTAATGCAATTATGAATTACATTAGCTTTTTTTTAAAATCGAGTGAAGATTTAACTTTTAAAGCAAGATTGTCAATCTCTGCTAAAACTAATAGCAAGTTTACATGCTGGCCATGTTGTATACTTTCACTGCAAGGTGATAATGAACATACAATTTGTCATAAAATCACCTAATTACTTACTCAAATTTTCCACAAGAAAAAATACCGCCCAGTCGTCTTTGATCTCATATTTGAACTTTTTATCACCAAAGATAACCGTTGCCCCACGCGCGAGCACGTCGAGTTCCCACCGTTCCGGAGTAATGCCCTCCTGAGTCAAATCGTGACGAATTTTTGGGACGTGATCCCTTTCGGGTTTTGTCATCCTGGCTGATGGTGCTTGCTCTCTCGTTTTAAGCGGCGCATTGCTTCCTTGCTGGCGATTTTTGCACGGCGCGCCAGCTCTTAACGCGCCGTTAAGCACCTTCACGACGTCTGGCTCATTCCAGCCGAGAACCCCGCGTTCAATCAGATTTAACACCGCTGCGGCTTGCTCAGACGGTGTGGGGTTCATAACTGAATCGCCACCGCCGGTGAGCTTTCTACAGTTATTGACAGGACTCCGAGGCGCGGCAGAGCCGCTTTTTAAGGTCAAAGGCTCAACGGCCAAAACCTTTGGAACGATTCGCCATTCGGCTGTACGGGTTACATGGACATGGTGAGCCCCGAGGTGAGGGGCATAAATACCGACCACCCTCTCGATATCTTCCTCGAACTCGTTAACCTCATCCGTAAGCTTACGGGCGACCCTGACGGCCTGAGCATCACGCGGCATATTTGCCCCACCCTGCGCGATGATGTACCGCTCAAAATCCCCCTCATCTGCAGCTGCTCGCGCGGCCTCGACCCTGTCGTCAAACTCGCAGGCAATACTCACCCCACGCGGCAATTTGCGCAGTTCGCGGTAAGCGCCCATAGTCGGGAGACCAATCGGTTTAAACTGAGGGATACGCCATGTTGACGCCCATGCGGCGACGGCTGCGGCCGTATCTTTCAGAGGCTTGCCGGTGTCGTGATCGAGCTGGCCGTCAAGCGCGTAACCGTCGATATTTTTTGCAATGTATTTAGCGATATAACCCGCCGCCCCGCCCTGATTAAGATGGCGTGACTCAAAGCGCTGTTTTGCCGCGCCCTTTTCGTGTCCGTCCTCTTTGAGGGCATAACGACGCATAATTTCGTTAATGGCTTTACGCTGACCGGGTTTGCAAAACAGCATCATGTGCCAGTGTGGCGTGCCGTCGTGGTGCGGTTCGACAACGCGCATCCCGTAAACCTCTAAATCGTTATCTTTGAAAGCTGTACGCATCAGGCTCCAGATTCGGCATAGATAGCGCTGGCCATCTTTGGGTGTGAATGCTGTTTCGTTCCAGCCGTGATTGAGCTGCACCGTTTTGCTTTCACCTTTGCCAACCTGACGGGTCGGGTGATACTTCGATGGCGTGGTCAGCGTGATAAACATTCCCACGTCACCAACGCTGGTCGCGTAACGTTCAATCCCGGCGATAGTGTTCATCAGCTCCATGCGGCGTATTTCAGGGTTAGAAATACTCCCCATGACCTTACTGATGAGGTCGATACGTTCACCGGTGACTTTGTTTTCCAGTTCACAGGATTTCAGGTATTCGAGATTAGCCAGGCGGCGCGAGTGAACATCGCGGATCGCCATTTTGCTTGCGTAAGGTGAACGGTCTTTGTTGACCTCACCGGCAGCGATGAGCAGCGCCTCGCGCCAGCGCATCCGCTGTGCTTTGAGCTGGTTGAACCACCACTCGTCTTTAATCAGGCGGGAAATAGTGGAAAATGCCATGCGGATCGTCATCTGCCCCTTACGGTATTTTTTCCAGTACATCGGGGTGATGTTAAATGCGCGAGCAATACCGGCCACTTTCCCATATAGGTGCGACTGAGCTTCATCGGTGAAAAGTGTCTCTTTCCCGCCGTGAGCCTCCGCCCAGGCGTCGCTTAACTCCTCGTATTTGCTCCAGAGCTGAGAGGCAATTCTGGCCGCAAATTTCCTGAGCTCTTTGTCATTCATATCTGGTAAGCGCGCATACTGGTCGCGCTCGGACAGAAAACCAATCGAGGCGGATTCATTCATCCCGCACAGCTCATTAACACGCTCAAGACGTGGCAGCAGCTTGCGCTCAAACGTGTTTTTAAGAAAATACAGCCCACCCAAAGGGCTCTTTTTACGGCGGATGAAGTTATAACGCGATGTAAACAGCGTTTGCAGGAAAAATGGCAGACGGTCAATACGGTTTAAAACACCTTGCACCTGACGGAGTTCGGCACGTGTAAGGGGTCTGTCGCGGCCAATAGCCTCTTTGTTGACGTTATTCCAGGGATAAGCACCAACGAATGAATCACTGGTGCCCTTCAAAAATGGTGGTGGTGGCGAGGGGGCAATACGCCCCCGAGATTCGATGGACATACTATTTAAAGGCGTCCAGACATTGCTTCCCCAGGCGTTCAATTCGAGCTTCCAAAGCTGAGAAGCCAATAAGATCGCTGGTCAAAAGATCATGCAATACCAGGCCTGAGATAAGCTTAGGGATAGTTGGGTAGTAACCCACAACGTCCAGCCAATCCTTGCCTTTGTTCTTCCCGGATGTTGCGGTCTTCTTCTCCTGCAAAATGAATTGATAGCGGTCACTGGTGATGACGTATTGGTTATTAATCTCGATGTGTATGCTCATTTTTGCTTCCTGTTAACAGTGGTTAACCAGCTCTACCGAAAATTGAGTTGTGTAACTTTTCCGACTCCTGGCCTAATAACTCGATAATCTCGGTGCGATTAAGTTCTGACTTACTGATGTACGCGATAAGCCCATCAAACTGAGAAGAGAAACGGGTCGCCAAGTCGCGCTGTGCCTCGCTTACTGCCTGCGCTAGAAGTGCCGAATACATCCCCCGCTGCGCTGTATTTTGCTTTTGCATTTGCCTATCTCCGGACAAAAGGAGTCCCCACGCTGTAAGGCGCGTAATAAATCGAATCCAGATTAATTAATGTAAATACTGCTCAGGTTTTACCGAGGTTAAAATGGTTGGTGCGTACTCAAAAAGGCTGAACAGCTCTCGCAGAGCGCGGAAAAGTTTGTCGCGCCAATAACAGCCCTCTTCGTTCAAACGCCAGTGCGGCATCATAAATTCCTGCTCTGTCAGCCCCGCATGAAGAAACAGTGATCGCCTTTGGCTAACGGTCAGGCGGCTGATGAAAGTTGCTTTCGACACGCCAAGTTGGCGGTGCCGGGCGAATGCATTTCTCAATTCATCAAGCGCGCAAACAAGACGCTCACGATCGGCTTCGGTCATTTCCTCTAAGCGCATGACAGAGTGGCGCTGTTTTAATTGAGCGTGGAAACAAACCGTAAGACGCTCCCGCTCCATCATCTGATTGTAAAAATCGCAAGTGTCCTGCCAGCGAGGCTGAGCCAAATACTTGCAGACCAGACCGCGAAGCGCTGTTGGTTGTTTCTGGATCACGTCCAGTGTCATTACCGTCATAACCACAGTCCTCTCTTTTTGACCAGACGGCGAACCTTCTCGAAAACGCCCGGCTTACGGGTCCGGATGATTATGCCCTTGCGGCCGCGACCGTGAGTGATGGTGAAGTTGATCGGATTAGGGTTTTCTCTTCGAAGCAACTGTGCAATACAGCGAGGCTCTTTCATAAATTCTCCTTAGGGAGTCGGGTTTTAACCATGCCCGACACATGGCCTTGTGATAGGATCGAATCGCCAAAAACAAGCCAATCACATGAGGTATTTCATGACTAATCAACAAAATGATGAATTAATTGCCACTCTAAAATCAGCCATTGCATTGGTTAATTCTTCCTCTGATGCGATCTCTAATCGTGAGAAGGCTGAGGAAATCAACAAACTGTCAATCCAGTTGAGAGAGGCAGTTCAATCTAAAATGCCTGTCACGCATAAAAGCTTTTTAGATATCAACTAAGCTCAAATACTGGTGGGGTTTGCCATAACCCCACGTTCTTTTGCTAAAAATTCTAGATACAGACCTGCAATCTCCTCATAGGCAACATCAAGTTCAAAAACTTCTCCCGACGTCAGATGCACCTCAACTTTGTCGGCTGTTTCAGTGCGCTCACGGATAGCGGCCACGCTTTTTAAGTCGATCAGCACCCGCATACCATTAGTGATATGACGAATGCAGCCATGCTTTATTGGTTTTGACATGCAATTTCTCGATTGAATTTGAATGAAATAGATGAATCTAATTACCGTGAAGGTTGCCCTAAGCCGAGCCACATCAACCAACCATCGCGAATCTCTCTAGGACGGCTTTCATATGCCATCTTCATACCGTTGTTCCATGCCGGAAGGTAGACCCAATACTCCCCAGCTCTTCCAGTAGCAGATTGTGGGTCGGTCATTTCAATGATTGGTAATTTGCCTTTCTCAATCATCCCTTTTACGGCCGCCGGGGTTTTACCTATCAGGCGTGCAAACTCCTGATATGGAACTGCGTCAGTTGCGCTCTCTAACGTCTTCTTCATCTGGTACACTTCTCCGTTAGCGTTTTAATTGCTCTTAATGGCTTATAATTGCCTTTAGTGTAACTACGAATGCAAAACAATGGATACCATGAACACAAAATTACGCAATAGGAGTAATCATGTCAATACACGTTTCAGAGAAGCTAAAACTCATGCGGGAGTCAGAGAGGCTAAACCGTAGGGAAGTCAGTGACTTGACTGGCGTTCCTTATAGTTCACTTTCGAGCTATGAAAGCCGCTCCAAAAATGCAGGTGTAGAATCCATAATGAAAATTCTCCAGCACCCTCGTTTCACGAAATACACGATGTGGTTTATGACTGATCAAATAGCACCTGAAGCTGGGCAAATTGCACCGGCTCTCGCGCACTTTGGGCAGCAGACAACAACGTCACCCCACTCAGACCAGAAAACTGGCTAACCATTTACGGTGCTTTTTTGTGCAGCAAATGCACAGTGAGTTTTTGCTATTTAAATCAGGAAATTGAAGTACGCAGTAACATCATCGGGAGGCTTTATGTCTGTTAAAAAGCTCGATGATGGTCGATATGAAGTGGACATTAGACCGAGCGGGCGTAACGGAAAACGCATCCGTCGGAAGTTCGACAAGAAAAGCGAGGCGATGGCTTTTGAAAAGCATACTCAATATAACCATCACTCAAAGGAATGGCTTTCAAAACCAACGGACAAACGCCAATTGTCGGAACTGAAAGAATTATGGTGGAAGCTGAAAGGTAAACATGAGGAGCACGGTCAATCGTATCTCAGGAAAATTGAGCGTTTCGAAACGATGACCGGAAACCCGTGCGCTTTCCAGATTACCAAGAGCCTGATAACGCAATATTGTGCTCAACGCCGGGGTGAAGGTATTAAGCCAACAACCATCAACCGCGACCTGATCACACTAGGTGGGATGTTTACTACCCTGATTGAGTCAGAGCTCTATAACGGTGAACATCCATTCAGGGGATTCAAAAAACTGAAAGAGCAGACAGCCGAAACGGGCTATCTCACTCTTGAGGAAATTGACGCCTTACTAGCTGCGCTCTCAGGTGATAATCGTAAAATTGCGGTTTTATGCTTGAGCACCGGGGCAAGATGGGGAGAAGCGGCACGGTTAAAGGCGGAGAACGTGATTCATAACCGGGTGTCTTTCGTTAAGACGAAAACCAACACACCGCGCACGGTCCCGATCTCTGATGACGTTGCGGCTTACGTAGTCGGCAAAACACGAGGCTTTTTGTTTCCTGAGGCCAGTTATGCTGACTTCAGGCGAACCCTCAAAGAGGTTAAGCCCGATTTACCGGCCGGACAAGCAACACATGCGCTACGACACTCTTTCGCCACGCACTTTATGATTAACGGGGGCAACATCATCACACTGCAGAGGATCTTAGGTCATACGAAAATTGCGCAGACAATGGTCTATGCGCACTTCGCTCCTCAGTACCTGCAGGACGCGATTTCGCTTAATCCGTTGAAGGGTGCTAATGGTGGTCAGAGTGTCCACAATGTGTCCACACCCTAG